ATATAATAGTTTATTGTGCGTAAATCCTCTGGAAAACCAAGAAGCTCAGTAATAATCGAATCAAGAAATTTTTCCCACTCGCCATTCTTTTCAAATTCACACAATAGACCAAAAAGTTTGCTCTTTAGCTTGTTGATATATCCTTCAGCAAATTCTTTTTTCATGACTGCTCGGCCAACTTACGATAAGCAAAGGGCCTCCGCTTTATAGAACGATAATAAATTGCTTCTAACTGCGCGGCAGCCTTTTGTTCGGTTTTTAGCATTTGATCAAACTTATCAAGAAGATTTGCTTGAGAAAAGTCTCTTTCCTCATAAAGAGGTTTTACATTTTCCCAGCAGAGAATGGTCCTATTGAGCCATTCTACTTTCATATAACAAGCTAAAATTTGAATTTCTTCATTATCCAAATCTTCAATGAAACCTTCGTTATTCCATTCAAGAGATTTGCGGGGGAACTTGAAACGAGTGACGGCGCCAGTTAGAAGTGTTTCTAAATCAGCCTCTAATTCTTCCTGCGACCATCCTTGCCACTCATCCTCTAAAATCTTTGACAAAAAAGCTTTATATACCGTTTGTAAAGGAGTCGCCATTTATTAGCCCTCCTTAGCCTGCCTATTTAGTTCAATCGCTTTTAGAATATCCTTTTCACAAGCTTCTTTGATGATTTGTGCTTTTTGAAAATCTCCTAGCTCGTTATAAATAGCATAATCAGATAGCGTAAGCATTTGTTCATATGTGAGCTTTTTGATAAATGCTTTGAACTCATTGATTGGCATAACCGTCATCGCGCGCTTCATTTGAGGCTCTTCTAGTGGAATTAGATTGACTGGCTCTGTAGCATCTTCTGGTTCAAGCCCCAGATCTTTCTTTACTTGAAGATCATCAATATAAAGCATTCCGCTTTCTATCATATAACGGAAGCCATAATCATACATCATTTCTTGTAAAAACTCGCTATCTACTGTAAAAGATGAGCCGCGCGCAATTAGTTCACGACGGAAATTCAAGTCTGGAATTTTTACCAAAACTGAACCAGAATACTTACTAATAATTTTTACCTTAGACATTATGAATACTCCTTTTACTCCAAAATTTAGAAAAAGATGGAGGAGGAGCTACCTCCCCCATCCATTATATATCGTAGGGATTTATCAAAGATTGACGTAGGGGTTCTCGTAAGTTTGCTCGATACCGGTATTTCTATAAATACCCCAGTTATGATGAGCAAGAATAGCACAGCCCATCTTCTGCTCAGCATAAATCTCGGTAGAACCATCACGGTTCTGGTAGTCACGAATTAGAGAGCCACCTTCGAGTCCAACCTTGACAACCTTCTCACCGCCAGCGGGAAGAACATAAGCAATCTGTGGGTCAATCCAGGTCTTCTCATTGCTCTCGTCAATAAAAGACTGACGAATTGGAACGACTGGGCAACCGCGGAAGACGTTGATGTAACCAGTATTATGAATAGCATCAATATCTTGAGGATGATAAATGCCATTGGTGGTATTGGCAATACCAGAAACAATGGCGTCAGCACCCATCGCACCAATGAACTCAGGAGGAGCAAAAATAGCAACGCCATTGCCATACGCACGAACAACATTGACTAGCTTGACCATCTTCTCAGCATCCCAAGAAGAAACGTCAACCTTATTAGCGGCAGGACGAGCAGAGGCATTGATAGCTGCACGGAGGGCTTTATAAACCTCATAATAAACAGCGTCAGTTAGACCCTCATTTAGAATAGCCATACACTCGGCTAGAGACTCCGCGCCGTCAGCAACACGTTGTAGGTCAACAGAGACACCGCCACCAACATTGTGCATATTGAGTGTAAAGGTGTCAGAATCAAGACGGAAAGTCTCATAAACACCATTGATAGCAGCCTGAGTTAGGAACTTCTTGGCGCGTAGCTTGCCCTTACGGACCTTGAACATAACCTTCTCGCCATTCTTCGTGGTTTGGACATCCGCAAAATCGCCAATGGCATCAATAACCTTTGCAGGAAGAATTTCATTATAGGCCTTCATGACAATTTCATAAATGTCATAACGATTCTTCATAAACTGATTATAGGAGCCCATTAGCTCGCTAAGACCATCAGCAAAAGCGGCCTGCATATCAACTTCCTTATTTGCATAAGTGGCAGGCACAGTACCCTTTACGACGTGAAGGGCAATTTCTTGTAGTTCAGCAATAGTCATTTTATTACCCTCCTATTACACATCTAAAACTTGTAGCTTTACGCCCTTCTGACCGTCGGGCATAGTGCCATACTCAACGACCTTTAGCTTTAGACCAACGGTAGGAGCAGTGGCGGTCAAACAAACAGCACCAGTAGCATCAACTTTACCATAAACAGCAGCAGTCTTACATGCCTTTAGTGCAGTAATGAGCGCTGCTTCATTAGTATATTCTGTATCAGAATAGCAAATAGTGTTAGTATGCCACTTATCGCCAACATCTGGATAACCTAGACGAGGTAGGAAGTCATCAGAGCCATTTAGCTTGAAGTTCTTTAGACCAGGCATTCTCTCGTCATACATATGCTCAGTAGAATAAACCAGAGCGAAAGGAAGAGAATTGTCAGTAGCAAACTTTACAGTGCGGTTAGCCTCGTCAACAGCAAGAATCATACCATTCTCAACTGGAACAGAAGCAAAATCGGTAGCATCGGGCGCGCACTGAGCCACGATACGTCCATCACGACGGAAGGCAACGTTGTTTAGCTCAACCTGGCCATAACCATCGATTACTAATCTCTTAGTAGTCATTTTTAGTCCTCCAAAAATTTATTACTTTACATAACGAGCAAGAATCTCGTCGATGCCATTCTTCTGGACATCTTTGCGTAAATAACCATTATCCTTTTTCTCATAGAAAGAGAAATTTGTTTTCTTCAGCTCATAAGCTAATTCTTTATCTAGGTCAGCGACAGAATATTCTGCTGCCTTCTCACGATAAGTATCAAGAATTTCTTCAGAAAGCTTGTCCTTATACTCTGTAAAAACCGCATTCTTCTGTTCTGCTTCGATGGATAGCTTATACTGTCTTAGTCCTTCATTTTCAGCAGTTAGACTTTCAACTTTTTGATGCTCAAGTTCATAACTTGACTGAATTGCAGACTTCTCTGTATTCAAAGTTGCGATATTATTTTCTAACTCGGTAACTTTGAGTTCAAAACCAGAAATTTTTTCAGCATTTTCTTGCGCGTGCTCAAGATTTTCATTTACAAGCTCATACGTTCCACCATTGAGGTCGCGCAATGTGTCAAGAGTGGTCTTTTCCTTTTCAGTAACATCGACAACATAAACGCGAACTTTTTCACCAAGAGCTACACTATCGGTCTCATCATTTTTAGTATAATAAATACGCTCATATTGCGCATTTTCATAACTATAAGCTAGAGCATATTCGTCATATACATCACAAATAGCATAATCAATTGTCCAATTGCCTTCCTCTGTATAATTTGGATTGAGCAAAGACCAAAGAGCATCGAATTTCTGGCTATCAGACAACTTAAAATTCATCTGAGGCATTTCTTTTTGTCCTCCTTTGGAATATGTCATTTCAATCTCTTGAATTTTCTTTACAACTTCTTCAATATTTTCCTGTAATTGGAAAAAAGCCGCGCCTTCAAAACATGGCTCAACATCCTTCCCTAATACTTGAAGTCCTAAGAAACATCCTTCGTCAAAAACAATATATTGTTGACCATGAATAATTTCTCTGTGGTATTGTAAGGAAGGTTCATAAAGTTCCATTGATTGTGCTTTACCAATAATATCGCTGGCTTCTTTATAAAGTGCAGTAAAAATTAGGACATCAACACAAGCATATGTGCGCACAACCCCATCCTCATCTTCATGTTCTTCCCATTGAAGATGTGGATTTTCTGGCACAATACCATAAATTCGTCCTTCAGAACGCCGCGCGCCATGGTCAGTAAAATCATCATATTCATAAATACCTTTGACTGGCGCGTAAGCTATTGTTGACAGAAGTTTCTCAGAAAACTCATCCGTTATATAAGTGCCATTGCGGTTGCCGTATTTATAAAAAATACGGCACCGTCCTTTTGAAAGCACGTCATTATACTTTTCTAATTTCCCATAAACGGAGACAGGAAACTCGAAATTATTCATCGGTCTTCACGCCTCCTTGCTTATTGATTGATTCTTCTTTTTGAATTGTTGAAGGAGCTTTTTGTTCTGTCGTCTTTGTGGGACGTCCAGGGTCATTTCCAGCTGACTCAGTATAAGAAGAAGCAAGAGGAATTAGTTTATCACGAAGACCTAGCGCTTCATTTTCTAATTCCTTTATTCCAAGAAGTTCTCTTTGTCCAACACCAATCGCGATAGATGGCAATAGATAGCTATATCCAGCTTGCGCGAGCTTCATGGAATCAGTAATAAATTCAGATTGATTGTAATAAGTAATTGGCAGAATGGTATATTTGAAAGAGATATTCGTATTTCCAAAAAGTCCATTCACTAAATCGGTAACAAAGCGGGCAATTTTATTCATAAGTATCATCATAAAGGACATATCATTACGAATAGAATTGTCAAGAGCTTGTGCTCCCGCTGGTGAGAATAATTGCGCACTGACACTAGCTTCAGCATATACATTTTGAAGCATCTTTTCCAAATTATTAGAAACTGCATCTGAAGATGTTTTAGAAACAATTGAATCAACATCAGCATATGTAGTCAATACTGAGACATTCTTATTTCCAGCCATCATCTCGACCGTGCCAGCGTGCATTTCAACCGCTTCCTCCGGTTCAAATAGAAGTGAACCATCTTGAAGATGAGGGATTTTTTGAATTAGAATTTTTCTAATTTCGTCCAAATCTCTTTCTCTCTCGGTATCTACTGCTTCGTCATATTGAATTGTTGCTGGAATTGTAGAAAGAAAGAGCGGAGTACCATCTTCGATAAAAGAGAAACAAACTCCTAACTCTGAAGGCACCTTTACCCACGAACAAGTTTCCCTACCTTTTACATATCGACGATAATACTTACTAATTACTGATGGAAAAAGAGATAATTCTTCTTCTCTCTCTTCTTTATCAGTAATTTGAGAGAAATAAGTAACATCAAATTCAATTATATCTCTACCATATATATCCTTATAGCATGAACGAGCGAACTGCGCAGGCAAATCAAGAAGAACCAAATCATTCTTATCAAGTCTTTGAATGACGCCATAATAGCATCCGTCAATAAGCGCGCGCAATGCCACTTTTGTCTCGAATTCCTCCAGATGAAGCTTGTCTATATAATTCAAAGCATTATAATAACGTTTTTGAATGTGGTCGGCGGAGAGTTGCTTGCCATACGCCGGGACTGGCGCCAGCAATCCGGCCCCTTTCATCAAGGTAGCATAATACAAAAGAATTCTCTTATAAAGCCCATCCAGCGAAAAATAATTTCGAGATAAAATTCGTTGTTCTGCTAAAGAACCAGAACTAATAATTTCATCTATCTCCTTCAAGGAATATTTGCGCAATCTTCGAGAAGCTCGCGCGCCAGATAGATAATCATAGTCTCCATAGACCTCTCGGCTTTTGGCTACCATTTGTTCTCGCGCGCGGGAAAAGGAGGAAATATCGCGCGCGGTTTTTACTTTGTTTTGTTGATTTTCCAATTAGGTTCCTCCTGTAAAGAATACGAGTTTTCGTTTATTGAGACCTCGTTTCCTTTGTCGTTTTTGTTCTTCTTCCTCTATTTCTTTGATGCGCCAAAGGCCATAAGCAAATGAATAGTATTTATCATCTGGGAACCGAGTATTGATTGGTTCAAGGACGATATCATTGCCCGTTTGTTTTGCACGAAGGTTCCCCATTTCATTGAAAAGTTTTGTTGTATTTTCATGCGGGATAAGCCGTTCTGCACGCTCTTTCATAGACATCTTCTGGCCTTTTTTTGTGGCAAGAAGTGAAGCCCGCGCCTCTTGTTCAGAAATCAAGAAACGAACAAGGCCACTATTTAGACGAGCATAAGCGTTGCCATTGATTTTTGATTTCAATGGGCCATTTGCTTTCATTGAGTATAGAATTGGAATACAATTTTTTGGTTGAATTTTTTTATAATCATCATTATTGAAAAAGCCGTAAGCAGGAAGTTCACGCCCTCGGCCATCAATATGAGTTTTTATCATTTCGTCGGCTATTCCCAGACCTAAGCCATTAGTGTCAATAAGGACTTCGCGCGGATTATATCTCTCAATTAGGAGTTTTATATCAATTGCCTGTTGAGAGAAAGTTTTAGTTTCCGCTTGACGCCCTAGAACATAGATATTTACTACTGTTGAATAGTATTTGCCATTTACTTTATTGACTCGAAATACTGTTGCTACTGTACTATCGTGAATTCTACCAATATCTATCGACAGTAAGTAGAAAACATTTGGATCGTCTTTATATTTTTGATGCCACTCTGGATTTTTTTTCTTTCTGTATTTAGAAAGTTTCTCAAAATCATACCAAGCTTCATTGCTTCCGCCTTCCCAAATTCCTAAAAACTCTGCTGCGAAAGTAGCTTCATTGTAAGAGGATGAGAATTTTTGACGTTCGACGAAAGCTTTGTCTACCAGGCCATGCATTGCGGGCAATCTATAATCAAGTCCCATCACAAAAGCGTGCGCCGGGTCAATTATAGCCTGTATCATTGTCTCACAAAGTAACGCGTAAGCATAAGACGATTTAGTGCCCGCAGAAGTACCACTAATCATTTGCTGATTTACAGCTTCATATGGATTTACAAGGCCAAGCGCATTACGACGGGAAACATTCAATTGAGGAATAATAATTTCACTAACTGCATCTTCGTCAGCATCACGGGTTTCGTCAAGGAAAATTGAGTGGCGTCTTAATCCTCTAGACGAATCCGTGGCGCCCTCGACAGTAAATAACGAACCGTTTTTGAAATAGGCTTCACCGACATCTTTTGACAAATTGATGTGAGGTTTACCCATAAAGACTTCAAGTTCTTTTTCAAGAAGCGGCCAAATCTTTAGTATCTCAGCTATCTTTTCTTTGAAGATTTTTACGCCTTGTGTTTTGACTGGCGCAATGAGTGAACATTTGTGACCAGGGATGAAAACGCATTGTAAGAACATTCCTAGAACAGAAAGAAAAGATTTAGAGGCTGCGCGTGTTGCTGTTATATAAACTTGATTATAACGCATCAGAGACCTCAAGAAGCATCGCTGATACGGAAATAGATCAAACTGGCTATTTTCTGGTTGGATTGTGTCTAAGTAGACGTCAGGGTATACGGTATAAAGTTGCGTCAAATCCGCAAAAAACTTTTCATTACGCAATAAAAAGTCTTCAGTAACTTCAACACCTTTTTCAAGTAAAATGCCATCTCGATAGATACGATTATCTTGGAGAAAAGGAGAAGTGGGCGGGCGCAATTGAATTACATTACTCATATGCCCATCTCTCCTTCTGTTTCAAAGTCTTCACTATCCTCATCTTTGAAAACTTCTGCTTCGTAGAGGTCTACGTCGAAATCTTTTTGCTCTGTCTCATAGAAGTTTTCGCTTTCTTGGACATTTTTGAGAGCTTGGAGGCGCGCGGTAATTTCTTCACTTAGACTACTTTCATTTACATAAAGACGTTGGTTCCAAGCTTGAATATTTTTGATAGTCTCATCGATAACATCACGTGTCGCGCCATCGTAGAATTTATTTTGATTTCCGCGCTTTTCAAGCCAAAGTGCCAATTCACCAAAGCTATCAAAGTCACGCGCGTTCTTTATATTTTTAGGTGTGAACTCAGCGGTTTTGACTAGCTTGTCATAGGTTGCCATGAATTTATCGACGTCTTTATCTCCGGCGCGAATGCGACTATCAATCTCATACGAAACTTTACAAAGTTTTTGAGCTTGGTCAATTTGAAGCGCGCCGACTACATTTTGAGACATCAAAAGTCCTTGATAAAGGTTCTCAAGATAATCGAGAGCTTCTTCATCATAGTTCGCGCCCCATCGCGCGCGCAGCTCATCGAAATGCTTCTCCTTCAAAAGCGGAATCTCTTCTTCCACTAAACCGACTGCCTTTAGTTCTTGATATTGCTTGAAATAAGAGTCCCACCCAAGGCCCTCATAGTCTTGCGAAGCAAAAACTTTGGAATAAGCTGCCCATACACTATCAGGAGAATTGAGTTCGCGCAATCTCTCCCATTCCTTTACAATAAATGGAATATCAGCCCATTGGCACAACTTATCAATAAAGCCCCAATCAAAGTCGTGTTCGCGCAACATCAAAGTAACGCATGAATTACAAAGTGGAAGATAGTGGTCGGGATAGAATTCGCTGTGAGTGAAAGCGAAATCCTCTTCTGGTTGTTCTACCTGACATCGCGCGCACCGTTTTGAGAGAAACGAACGCTTAGGGCGAGGAATTTGAGGAATTACTGGCATTTGGAGGCCACCTCCTCTTCAAGGGTCGCGCGCATTTCTTTATTGTCTTTTTCTACGCGGCGCAGCACTTTTATAAGTTCTCGTTTTTGCTTTCGCCCCATTTTACCGAAAGCGACAACTGTATCAATAAAGACATCCTCAAAAGGACGGTGATCGCGCGCTTCCGTAGTCAGCGGAACATTGAGAAGATTGGTAAGCCCCAAAAACTCCTCTACTTCCAGTGACGCCGCGCGTGCGACAAACTCGTTTACTAAATCTAGTTTCAATTTTTCCTCCTTTCGCGCAGCGCTTTTTCGCAAGCTTTGCAACGGGGTGAAAAGCCATCTGAAGATTTTGCTTTGCGCATAAAATAATCTGGAGTCCTAAGTAGCGTGCGCGCGCAATCCTTACACGTTTTGAAGTTTTCGGGGAAAAATAACTCCGAAGTAACTTGGTAATGCGCGGATGCCGCTGCGGCTATTTTTGGCAATATCTTTTGGCGATAAAGAGTTGAAATATAATTTTCGCCATAGGATTTGCCGTATTTTGATGCTATCTTCTCTACAATTTTAGTGTTGGTTTCGTGTGCGACCTTCGCGCGCAATATGTCGAGGTAGAGAGGCGAAAGTCGTGCGAGTTTTTGGTAATAGGTAAAAGTGGAAAAAAGGGCTTGAAGGCCTTCATCAGAGTTTTGGTCGGGCAAAAGCTCAGAATAAAGAGAGATAAAAGAAGCGAGGTGCGCTGGGTCACGGAAATCAAATGAGTTCGGCGCACTTGAGGGTTCGCGCCAGATGATTTTGGAGAGAAGCTTTTCTTCGTCTGGGGTTAGAGTGCCGGGAGTTGGAAACTCACCGGAGGAAGGGAAAATTTTTGGAGCCAGTTGAATTGGGAGGTTTCCGAGTGGAAGAATGGGAATATCTGCGTTTAGGAGCGGAGGAGGTACGGGGTCTTGGACAATAGTGGGGGTGTGACGCTGGATTAGAGGGGCCGCGTAAGTATCACGCCATGGGTATTGTTCAGAACGTTTCTCAACTAGAAGTTTTCGCTTCTTCAAATAAGCGTATTCGGTTAGGGATTGAGCGTGCGCGCGGATTTCTTCGGCTTCCGCCGAAGTAAAACGTTCGAGGAGCTGACTACGAGGGGGTTTAGCCTGACGGCCAATAAAGTTTTCATAGAAGCGAGTTTCGAGGTCGAGTGTATCAATTTCGCGCCAAAGGTCTTCAAGGTGCGCGAGCACATAGGGAGAAGCGAGAGAACGAGCTTCTTCACGAGAAAAGACTCGACGTGTTTTTTGAGTTTTTGGAACGACGTAAGGAGAAGCAAGACGCGCTTCGAGGAAAGTGGGGTTTTCTTGTAATTCGTCAAGAGACTCGACTTTTTTTTCTTTCTTTTTCCAGAAGGTTTCTAGTTCAATGGTTTCGTCAGAATTCTTATCTCCCCATAGAACATAGTCGGCCATTAGCTCTAGTTCGGATGAAGTTGGCGTAAACGCCAAGGTTTCAAGATATTTCGTGAGAAAGACTTGACGTTCTTCTGCCGAAGAAAGCGAGAAGTCTAGCTGTAAGCGATTTCGTTTAGGCATTTCATATAAGCCCTCCGTTCATAATTTGCTTCAGTTTCTAATTTAGATTATAACGAAATTTTGGGACGAAGTCAAATTTCCTTTTGCGAAGCAAGTTTCTTTGCGAAGCAAGTTTCTTTGCGAAGCAAGTTTCTTTGCGAAGCAAGTTTCTAATTTCAGTGAGAAAAGTTGCGAGGCCCCGAAATGTAACACGTCATAGAAAAAGTAAAATTACTAAATGTACCCCGGTCTATATTTTGTCATGTCAAACGACAAAACCCACCCGTTATACGTCATTCTTCGGTTCGTCATTCTGCACAAGAGCCTACTATATAACATGACTTGAGTTTGTTGAAATTGACGAAATGTTATGCGACAAACTAGTGAAAAAAGTTGTTGACATTCTTAGACGCTATTGTTATAATAAGAGCGTAAACAAAAACAAAACAACGACACGCCGGAAAGACGGCGGGAAAGTGAGAACAAAAAGATGAATATTGAAAAGTACAATTATTTAGATACAGACTGCGGGCGGAACGGCAAGGCGTTTGAACGTCTCTGTAAAGAGACGCTGCATATGCAGTCTAAAGTGGCAGCGCCCGGTCGCACGGATATGCGCCGTGCTGCACAGTGTTATGAAATCAAATCGGGGGCCGGCGAGCTTGGTCGGTTAGGTGACAAGCTGGTCAAGGGGTCACGTTATGTGATTTATTGTCCTGTCATCAATCCCGATAAAGAATTGGCAGGGCAGAGAGCCTATGTCATGACACGGGACACTTTTCTTGAAGTCCTGTCAGAGGCTGGACTTCTCAGAGAAAAAACTAGTACAAATGGGGAGCGTAAAATAACCATTCAAACGTTTTGGAATGGTAAATTGAACGCTCCGCACGGTAAGAAGTATTTCAAATTGCTTGAAATGCTTGAACGCGCTGTAACGTGCGCGCGGGCGATGCCATTTTCCGAATGGCTGGACAATGGATGGGCGCTCTAAGCGCCCAGTCCCGTAAAATGGAAGGAGCTATGTAACATGGAAATGAATTTTAGACTGATTGTGCGCTATGACATGACAGAAGAAGTGACAGACCAGTATTTCGCAACGTTAGGCGACGCGGATACAGTAGTCACTTATCTTGACAAAGCTATGGAGAACGGCGCGCGTCTTGGCTTTGTCGTACAAGAAAAAGTCGCATCAGGCGACATCGTAACCATAGATGAAAATGGGACTGACATTGGCGAGTGGCGCAACCTAAGATGGATTGCGTAAACTAAAATGACATGGCGCTGAGCTATCGGCATGACGGGCAGAAAGGAATATAAAATGAAAAAAACTATTACCTTAGCGGACTTCTGCGATTATGTTGCATATGCTTACCCCGAATACGTTTATGACGATGAAACGGGCGCCGAATGGACGTATGACAATTCTAATTATGAAAACGACGGCTGCGGCCGCTATATCAACTCTGCAACAGGTGAAGTCCTCTTTCCCGATGAGATTGAAAGATGGTACGTCAAAGGACTTGAGTTGACAAGAGACCATGAAATCATCGTTTATGTAGGAAAAGACGCGTAAAGCGTCTTTTCTTTTATCAATTGATGTCACTTTACATGACATCACCCGGTCACGTCTAAAAGCAATGTAGTATGACTTTTAGACGTGGCTCGTCTAAGTCATCTTATGTGACTTTTATTCATTTTTAGACGGAGTTCGTCTAACTATTAGACGCCATTCTGTCATGTTAGAGGACTTGACTTTTCGCTATTATGTGATATAATATAGGCAAGAACGGCGGAAAATGAATATTGCCCGAAGTTTATTAGAATGTCGTATAACATGGAAGGAGTAATATATCATGACAGTTTTGGTAGAACATGACAACGGCTTCAGGGGCCAGCATAGTATCAGCGAAGATAACATTGCTACTTTGGATGAGCTGCCTTCTCTCATCCAAAGCTACATACAAGCTGGAAGCTGCATTTATAAGCTGACAATTTTGCCAAATCTAGAAGGAAAGAGCTGGACTTGAACCAGCTCTAATTTCTTAGACGTAATTCGTCTAAAAAAAATTCTTGACTTTTTCAAAAAATTTTGATATAATATAATCAAAGAAAGGAGAAAACAATGTATACTTACTTTATTCAGAATTTGGAAACCTTTGAATGCTCAATGATTTTTGGGCTAACTTTTGTGGACGCAATGCGCCGCGCGAACCTTTGTATTGGAGAGTGGATTTGTTATGCGCAAGTCTATGAAGACTAAAAAGTTTTTTGGAAATTTCTTTGGTGTAATTGGAATCCTTGTAATTCTTTGGCTTATTTTTTCTTATTTCAATGTGATTTTCGCGCGGCCATTTCTCGCAAATTGGAATATTTTCAAAATTTTTGAAGGAGTGTTTTTGAAATGAAGATTGAAAATATTACCATCAAAAGACGGCAGATTTCTTTTTCAGACAAAGAATTTGCTGATATCAATAACGCACGGCGCTGGTTGGGAAATGCGTTGCAATTTACACGGGACAACGAATTACAAAGAGCCGTTGATGAATTGGAAAATGTTTTGAGCAATATCGAAATTCAAGACGATGGACATTGTTATATTCTGAACGAAGAAATCTTGAGAGATGACGCATAACGCGTCATTTTTCTCCTAGAAAATTTTAGACGTTTGCCGTCTAAATAAAAATTCTTGACAAAAGAAAAATTCTATGATATAATACAAATACCAAATGAAAGGGGAATAAAAAATGACTACTATTACAAAATATGTTTGCGACCTCTGCGGACAGGTTTTTGACAATGAAATTGAATGCCAGCGGCACGAAATTTTAGAAAAAATTGGTATCCATCTCAACGGCGTCATCCTTTTCGATGGGAACAAGCAAGTTCTTTCTTTTGATACTGTAATTGCTAGTTTTTATGATGAGGTTTGGGGAATTTATATTGAAGATGAGAGCGCAATTCCTTTTGTCGAGGAAGTTTTCAGATTCTGTGGAATTATCTCTCCGTGGAGCATCGACGGCGGCAATAATCGAAAAACGACGGGGCTTTATCTTTATGATGACGAACATTATCGTTGGTATCTTCCTGCTGATAAAATTGAAGAATTGAAAAAAGAAATGAAGACCTATGGAGTTGACGCGTAATGCGTCAACTCTTTTTCTACATCAATTTAGACGTTTTTCATCTAAAAGTTTTTCTTGACTTTTTCAGAAAATATAGTATAATATAGATAGTTAGAGGAAAGAATTTCAGAAAATTTTACAAAAATAATTTCCAGAAATTTTGAAATTCCTCTTGACAAGCCGCATGAAACATGCTATAATAATTACGTAATCAAGAGAAGATGGTTGTGGGTGGGTTAGGAAAAATCTTCTCATTGGTTCTAATTTTCTTCTGATGGTTGGAGAAAATTAGTTATACATTTCACTGATTTTGACAGAAGGTCAGTGTGATGGAAATCTCCTTTCTAAAATAATTCTTCATGATTTTGTTTTGTTTACATTGAAATGCGCGGGCAACCATCACCGCGCGTTTCTTCTAGTGGGAAATTAGACGTGGTTCGTCTAATAAAAAGTTCTTGACTTTTTTTATTTTTTGTGTTATAATTTAGTTACCAAATAAAAGAAAAGGAGATTCTAAAATGGATTATAAAGCACTCGAAGAAATGTATGGCGGTATTCCTGAAAAGACCGAAATGGACAAACTCATTGACTACTTGAAGATTTGCCCACCGGAAAAGTATACTTATTCTGTAACAGAATGTTATGGACGTCCACAAGTTATCTTTATGGACGTTCGCACGGGTGAACGAGTGGCCGATTGCGTTTGCCATAGCGGAAGTTATGGACACGAGCGCGGACTGATTGAAGCAATGGGTGCGCCACTTGTCAATGAAGAAGAAGTTGGGATGATGTCGAAGGGTGGCTGACTGCGGTTGACATTATGGCAAGAATTTGTGAACTACTTCCTGATGATATTCGGGAAATCGTAGGAGAGGACGCGTAAAGCGTCCCTCTTTTTATTAGACGTTTGTCGTCTAAAAAATTTTCAAAAAAACTATTGACAAAATCAAAATCGTATGATATAATCTAATTACAAAGTTGAATAACTCAACAAAAAGAAAGGAATTGAAAAAATGAAAGTTACTGTTGGCTATACGGATTATCACGAAAAAGAAATTGAAATTGATGATTCATTCGCACCATGTGCAAATCTTTCTTTTTCTCTTGAAGATAGGCCGCTTTTCAACGCGTTCATTAAAGAAGTCATTAAGAAGTTCGATCGCCCGGATGGCGCCTATGACGGCATTTGTTGTATTTTGAATGAAGATAGGGAATACCTTGTTGAGTTTTGAGGACACATATGCGTCCTCTTTTTTCCATTTCTCTTAGACGTCAGTCGTCTAAAAGTTTCTAAACCGATGTTATCTTATATGACAAAATTTTCTAAAATTCTTATTGACAAAAAAAGAAAACTATGATATAATTTAGATACAAAAAGAAAGGAGTTTTTGAAATGGAAAAAATTATTAGTTTGGATATGGACGGCACAATTGTCGATTTCTACGGCGTTGAAAATTGGCTTCTGAAAATCCGCGCGCATGATGCAAGCCCATATAGAGACGCGCGCGCACTTCTCAATCTTTCAAGACTGGCGCGACGTTTGAACGCGGTTCAGCGCAAGGGATGGAAAATTCGTGTAGTATCATGGGGAAGCAAAGACCGCGACGAAAAATTTCTTGAAGATGTCCGCCGCGCGAAGATGGAATGGCTTTCGCGCCATTTGAAAAGTGTACGATTCGATGAAATTTGTATTGTTCATTATGGGACGCCAAAAAGTGAAGTTGGCACGTTACGCGGTGGTTTTCTTTTTGATGATGAAAAACCAAATCGGGAAGAATGGACACGCGCGGGAATGACGGCATATGACGCGACAGAGATTTTTGACTTCCTTCATTCAATTAGGTGATGCATAAAGCGTCACCTTTTTCTGTCTTAGACGTGAACCGTCTAAAAAAACTATTGACAAATTGAAATTCTTATGATATAATACAATTACCAAACAAAAGAAAGGAAGTTTCCAAAATGTTCAAAAAGAAAAAGAAAATTCAGCCAACTACCAATCCCGCAATCAATAATCGGATTGAACGTTTACATGAAAGCACTTTTACACTTGAAATGCGTGTTTTTGACACCTATGCAACAATCCTCTCTGCCAATCTCTATCCAGAAAATACGCCAGACAGGAAAAAGGCAGACCACGACGCAGAAATTGCAAGAACGTGTCTTTTGAGTAGCATTGCTGGATATGATGACATTCGCGCAGACCTTCTCAACGAGGCACAAAGACTGAATATAAAACTGCCTTTTTGTATTCCGAACAGTCACAGTATTATTGAACAGATAATGAAAAGAATTATTTCCGGGAATGCGCGATAAGCGTATTCCTTTTCCTATTAGACGTAGACCGTCTAAAAATTTTTCGAAAAATTATTGACAAATCAAAACTTTTATGTTATAATCTAATTACAAAGTTGAGACAGGAACTCAACAAAATAAAAATAGGTTGTGACTTACCACAAAAGGAGAATTTCTAATGACTATGATTTATCGCGTAAGAGGATATTATTTTACCAACCTTCAGCAGGCTATGGTAATGGCGAAAAACCACGTCAAAGACAAAGTAGCAAGAAAATATATCACAAGCACGGTAACGGGAGAATGGCGAAACGATAACAATGGTCTTAAATATGTAGCAAAATGGGAAGCGAGCTTTAGAAGTGGGAAATTCTATTCTGCTTCTTGTAAAGTAACTTTTATTGGAGTTGATGAAAATAAATGTTTTGACATTCTCAACGAAAAGAAGCAAAATAAAATGTAATATATCTTTTTGAGGCGCGTAAAGCGCCTCTTTTCTTTCTCTCTTGAATTAGACGTTTATCGTCTAAAAATTTTTCTTGATTTTTTTATTTCTTTATGATATAATGTAATTACCAAATGAAAGGAGAATAAAAATGAATCTTACTAAAAAATTTAGAAATATGGTAGACGAAATTGAAGAACTCTCAATAGAAGTTGCTCAAGCAAAAGAAACTATAAGTAAAGAAGAAGCGGCAGAACTTCAAGAACTTTCAGACCATCTTTTTACCGCTCAATCATTTTTTAGATACAATTATCTTCCAGTTTTAAGAGATTTCTTTGGAGAAGAGGACGTGTAAACGTCCTCTTTTTTCTTTCTCTCTTGAATTAGACGTCCTTCGTCTAAATCTTTCTCGCGCGAAGTCACGTTATGTGACAAAATTTCTAAAATTTCTTCTTGACTTTTCGCGCGGATTATGGTATAATCCATAATGTCAAGAGGGAAAGAAACAAAAAGAAATTGAAAAAAGTGAAATTTCCTCTTGACAAATTCAAAAATCTATGGTATAATAAAAGCGTAATCAAGAGAGGAAACCTCTTGAATATAAAAAAATAGGGTGGCGACCGTCGCTAAAATGAAAGGGGTCTATTATGACTACTCGTGAATTCTACAATGCTATCCTGTCCATGGAAAACGTTTCCGCTGAAATCTCTGAAAAGGCTGCCGCGCTCCTGTCCGCAATGGACAAGAAGAACGCTGAACGTTCCTCGAAGCCGACGAAGGCACAGAAGGAAAACGAAGCGCTCCTTCCCATCGTGCGCGAAGTCCTCGCCACTGCTGACCATCACGTCACCGCGTCTAACCTCTTTGACGCAAAGCCGGAACTGAAGAACGTTCAGAAGTGTTCTTCTTTGCTCCGGATTCTTGAGAAGTCCGGTGAAGTGACTTCTGTTGAAGTCAAGATCAAGGGCAAGGGAAAGGCAAAGGGCTATTCCCTCGCAGACGCCGAACCGATCGACGCCGAGCCGAACAACGTAGAGTAAACGAACGGGACGTCACATAAAGTGACGTCCTTTTTTATGAACCAATTTAGACGAAGAACGTCTAAAAGTTTCTCTTGACTTTTTCATAAGTTTCTACTATAATAAAGATATCAAGTGAAAGGAGCTTTTAAAATGTATTGTCCAAATTGTCAGAATCGCTTTGATGAATTTCAGAATTGTTACAAGTCCACTGAAGAAGTAGTAAATGATAATTATTATTACTCGTATTTTATCAAATGTCCGCATTGTAAAACTTATCTTGTCCAGGAAAAAACTTATCGCTTGGAATTTCTCGATGAAGAAATTTTTATTGATGAAAAGGAAAAATAGGGTTAGGTTCGCCTTTCCCTTTAGAAATTTTTAGACGTTATACGTCTAAAGTCCTTCGAGAATGCAATCTAACGCGCCAAAATTTTTTTCTTCAAATACTTGACTTTTTGAAAAATTTATGGTATAATCTAGTTACCAAATAAAAGAAAGGAAGTCAAAAACTATGGCAAGTAAAGTTGAAACTGAAATCCGCGAGGAATTTATGTCTGCCGTGCGCGAACTGTTCGAGGGCAAGGGCGAAGATGTGTTACAGGTCAAAAGCGGAACAATCTCCATCCCGTGGGCGCGTGGCGATGATGAAGGATATTTAAATATCGCTTTCAGTATTCCAAAGGGCGAACGGGACAAGGAAAATAAATGTTATATTCCTTATGACGGTTATGAGGAAGCGCAGAACTATGCACAGGAAACCGAAGCAAAGCGCGCGAAGAAGGCCGAAACCGCAAAGAAGAAAGCCGAAAAAATCGCACGAGATGAAAAGAATCGCGCCGAAGCAAAGCGCAAGCGCGAGGAACGCGAAAAGGAAAAAGAGGAAAGTGACGCGTAAAGCGTCACCTCTTTTTCCTTCGTTTTTAGACGAAAAACGTCTAACAAAAATGCTTGACAAATTCTAAAATTATGATATAATAAAGATACCAAGGAGGAATGAAAAATGAAATTTAGCTTGCAGAATACCCGAGTTTATCAAGATTTTGATAATCTGAAAATCGGAGAAATTTTCTTGGACAGGAACGATTGCCCTTATATTAGAATGCGTGAAATCCAAGTCCGTTTCATCCATAATGTTTACAATTGTATTAGATTGTCCGATGGTGAACAGTGTTTTTTTCTTCCTAATGAAAGAGTATATATTCCCATTGATTACACTTTTAAGATTAACATTTAAAGGGCTTGGCAAAAGCCCTTTTCATGCCTTAGACGTCCTTCGTCTAACACCTCAACGAGTGTGCCATCTTACATGATAAAAAAAAGTTCTTGACAAAATCCCTTTTCTATGCTATAATATGGTTACGTTGATAGAGGACGAAAGACCCATCAATGAAATATGAAAGGACTTTGAAAAATGAAAATTTGTGTATTCGACACTGAAACGACAAGCCTAGAAAAGCCGTATTGTTATAATGTCGGCTATTTGATTCTTGATACAGAATCCCGCGCTTGTCTTGTAAAGCGTGAATTTGTCATTGAACAAATTTGGCATAATCTCCCGCTTTTCAATACGGCATACTACGCAAACAAGCGTTCTATTTATGTTGGCGCTTTGAGAGCGCGAACCATCCGAATGGAAAAGTTCGGTTATGTGACACAACAGATGCTCCGTGATTTCCGCAACTATGAAGTTGAACGCGCGTTTGCTTACAATTCCGCTTTCGATGAAAAAGTTTTCAATTTCAATTGCGATTGGTTCAAAGTCATAAATCCTTTTGAAACCGTTCCTATTTCTGATATCCGCGGTTTTGTTCATCATTTTATGATTGATGACACATTCCGCGCATGGTGTGAAGAAAATAATGCTTTCACTGAAAGCGGGCATTATTCCACAACTGCCGAAGCATTGACACGTTACATCCGTTCTGACACGTCATTTACTGAAGACCATACCGCGCTTTCTGATAGCGAAATCGAAGCCGAAATTTTGTTTACTTGCCTCGACCGTGGCGCCGATTTGAGCGGAGACTATCAGGCAAAGCGTTCTATTGAACGTAAAATGACACGCGAGTTCACCATTGACTTGCCGGGTGAAAAAATTATTATCGAAGGAACGCGCGCGACGTATTACAAGACAAAGAATAAATTCGTGGTGCGTTGACACATAAAGAGGAAAAGGACACATTATGTGTCCTTTTCTTTTATGCATTTTTAGACGTAAACCGTCTAAAAAAAGTTCTTGACAAAATTCAATCTCTTATGTTATAATCTAGTTACAAGGTTGAAAGAAACAACCAGAGTGAAAGGAAATAATAAAAATGATTAGAAGAATTAAGGCTTATTTTTGGTGCAAGCGCATGGGTATCAACCACCCCTGGAAAGCAAGCGGAGATTCTAATTTTATCCGATTCGGATAATGATAAAGAGTGATTTAATCACTCTTTTTTTATTAGACGTATGACGTCTAATTCAAATTTTTGTCAAATTTTCAATCTACATAGTATCAAATGCCACGTTATATTGCGTTTGCCGCGTAATATTACATTTGTCGCGTTACATGAGCTTTTCTATATTATATGACACCGCGCGGCCTCTATCACATTATGTGATTCCTAATACTAAATTTTGAAATAAGCTGCGTCTGCGCGGCCGTCCCTGCTAATAAGCTGCGTTTGTGTCAAATTTCATATAAGCTGAGTCTTCAATATTTTGAACGCATAAGCTGGATATTGAAATTTGTAAAGATATCAATGGAAATTCCCTCTTAAAAAATAAAACGCATTTTTTGCGACTGTTAAGCTGGAAAATTTGACAAAGAAAGATGTCATTTTACATGACAACGTGCGCAGAAATGTCACGTAACGTGACAGGCGCAATTTTGAAAAATCAACGAAAATATAGTATAATATATATAGAAACTGAGGGAAGAAGAAACGAAACCTCCACATAGTGGAACCGCGCATAAGCTGCGACTTACGTTCGATTATCTTCTTCCATTTCTAAAATCGGGGATATAAACCCATCTATTAGAAAATTGAAAGAAGGATACTAGTATGACTAAGAGAGAATTTCTGAACACTATCGCTACCGCTGAAAACCTGCCCGCTGAACTGGTTGAATTCGCCGCGCACGAGCTGGAAGTAATGAACGCTGCAAACGAGAAGAACCGCGCCAAGGCAGCTGAGAAGCGCGCCACAAAGGACGCAGAGAAGGAACCTATTCGTAATGCCATTATGGACGTTATGACGAATGAGCCGCAGACCGCCACTATGCTCATCGAGGCCGCCGGTCTTACTGACACGGTCAAGCCGCAGTCTATCCCTTCTCTTCTGAAGCCCCTTATCGAGGCAGGAACGCTTGAGAAGGTTGATGTGAAGATTCTGAAGAAGAAGGGAACTCAGAAGGGCTATAAGCTTTCCTAAGCTCTCTACCCCTAAGCCCTGGCTTATTAGCTGGGGCTTATTCCTTATTCTTTGATGTCATGTAACACGATGTCAAATTTTGCTGCGCGATATCGTATAAATAATAATAATTTGAATTTTTGAAATAATTTGAATTTTTGAAATGAATTGAATTTTTGAAATGAATTGAATTTTTGAAATGAAATCTATCTCAACATATCTCAACACACCTATACCTATCTCAATCCGCCAATGACCACAACCATTGATCGCCATCGTCCGGACACACACTCTACCCCTCCCACGTGGGGAACTGTGCCATCCCTTCTATATATAAGCCGTTGCTTCTAAGCCATTGCTTCTAAGCTTCTACTTCTCCTACTTCTTATTTTTTCTCCTTTTTGCCCCTTTCCTTTCTCCCACTCTTTTCTCTTCCTTTCCTCTATTTCCTCTTATTTACGCCCTTTTTCTAAAATTTTTTCTGTTCTCCCTTTTTTTGGAAATTTTTTCTTTTCCTTTCCTCTATTCCCCTTTTTCTTTTCTCCAATTTTACTTTCCCCTCTTATTAGTTCTATTGATTACGCCCTTTTCTTTTCTTTCTTCTCTATTTCCTTCGTTTCTTTTTTTTCTTTATCCCCTTCTTTTGTCTTCCTTCTTTTACGCCCTTCTATTTATACTCTTCTTCTAATTTTTTTCTTTTTTCGTTCTCTCCTGTCTTTCCTTCTTCTATTTTCCCCTTTTATTACTCCCTCTTATACATATCCTTTCTCTAATTCTATTATTTACGCCCTTCTTTATAATTCTTCTTCTAATTTTTCCTTTTCTCCCCTCTCTTATTTTTCTTTATTATGTTTCCTTCTTCTATATCCTCTACTTTTCCCTTTCTCTTTCTTTCTCTTTCTTCCTTTTTCCCTTTCCCACTTTTTCTTTTTATTTCTATTTTCCTTTTTCTATGCTCCCCTTACTTCTAAACCATTTTTTCTACGAATTATTTCGTAAGCCCTATTTCTTACAAAAATATTCTTATCCGTTTTCTCTAACAGATTTTTTATTTCCAGTTATAAGAGGTTTTTCTTGTATTCCTCTCAAAATTTTTGAGTCCTCAAATTTTCTTCCTCTTTCTAACAGAAGAAAACTTGCTAAAGGAGGCGCGCATGCTTCGTTACCACAAAACATATACTGAAAACCTAGTGGCAAAAGCCCTAGATGAATGGGGCTTTCATTATGTAATGTTCTACACTTTCAAGGAGTTGCGCTCGGCTCACGGGGCGCCGACTGGTTATTCCTTTGGGATTCTAGACACGAGCTATGTCCCCTATCAACTACTTCTCCTAATTGATATCCATTACGAGAACGCAAAAGAACACACAAAGAAAAACTATGTATTGAAAGAAGAATTCGCGCGCGACCATCAACTAGGATTGGTTGTAATAGAAAACGAGGTCGCGCGCGCCATGAGCTATGCTCAATTTAGGGA